ATCCGAAGTATTACCGTATGCAATAATTAAATCGCCCTGCTCTAATTGTGTAATATCTCCTGCATCAATAGTAACTACAATATCGTTGCCTGATACGCTTGTAACCGTACCCCGAACCGACTTAACAATAGAACCAGTTCCACCGCTTTCTAAATCATTGTTAATATCTACTACTTGACAAATCCAAAGGTCATTCGCTTTAAAGGCATTTCCTGCCGTACCCGTAACATTTTCGACCGTAATTGTTTCTGCTCCTGCGTTTACACTTGAAACTCTACCCTGCGCTATACTTAAAATCTCCGAACCGCCTATCGTGCTAATTTGTTTGGCTATAAACTCATAAACTCGTAACGCTCCACGAATCCGCATTTCTTCAAATTCAGCCGAACCATCTGCATTTATTTTCCAATTAGTACCTGCCCAACCTTCGCTAAATCCATCGTCTGCTAAATTTGCTTGAGTAGTAAGATTGCCTTGCAGGTTCATTGTGCTATTAAAGTCAGCCTCACCAGTCAAGGTTAGAGAGCCACCTACCGATGCGTTATTTGTAACAGATAACGTATCAAAAGTTACACTATCAGAGGTGCGAACGTTTTGATTCATTGCATACAACTCATTATCACCTTGACCAGTATTCAATGTAGGAGCATCTAGTGTTCCCGATATTGTAGTATTACCTGCTACGTTTAGTGTACCACCGACTGTGGTATTGCTAGTTACATCTAGCGTACCGCCTACCGTTGTGTTACTTCCTACATCTAGCGTAGTTCCTATCGTTGCACTTGTTCCTACTTCTAGATAGGTATCTGCTTTAAGATACGTTCCTGCGTGAATGTGTTGGTCTGCATTAATACCATTATCAACGTCTAAACTCGTTCCAATAAATACTGGATTGTTAAACTTCTCTTCGCTCGTAGCCCAAAAAACCTCAGGTGTTAAGGCATCCCATACGATACTTGTTGTATCAATTTCATCGGTAATTATAGTGCCAGTGCTTACAATACCATTAAATGTAGGCGTATCACCAGTACCTAGCCCTAAGTTTGTACGGCTAGTATCTACATCATTTACATCACCTAAATTATTTAAAATACGTAAATATCTAGAGTCAGCTTCAGATTCAGTAAGTCCTTCACTTTCAGTAGGAGTATATATGATTCCTTGATTGCCTGATGGATCAACTTTTTTGACCTCGGTAAGAGTATCAGATCCAGTAGTTAGATTGATCTCAACTAAAGTTGGATTCCATCTGCCATCATAAAAACCACCTACATAGGCATAGTATTTAGAATCATAAATTAAAACACTAATTGGACTGTAATCACCAACAATGTTTGCATCTAATTTACTTGGTCTGCTTCTTTGTGTATCAAGTACTTCCTTAAGTAACAATTGTTCAAAACCAACATACGACACTTGAGATCTTCGTTTCCAACCAGTCGTTATATCTTCAAGATTGGTACTTGTACGATACGCACTCCTACTCCAAACATAAGGACCATCACCATAAACGATTGGAGAGAGTTGTAAGGTATCTGAAGCAACCTGAGTATTCTGCTCTAACAAATACTCAATACTTGTACTTTCAGGATTTGATGGATCAATAAATTGAACTACTGTATCTAACCAATTTGTTTCAAAGAAACGATCCGAAGTCATTTCATCTTCCTGAATGGTTCGTGATCCAAATAGGTGTAAATTAAGTTCAACATTTGTATTGAGTATAAGCTGAGTTAACTCGAAATCATAGTTACCGATATATTCAGCAGTTGAGTTTGTATCGGTAAGACCGCGAACCATTGAGGCTCTTTGTACGGTAAATGAACCAATACCAGTTGAGGTAATATCGATTACTGATCCACTATAGGTTTCGCTGATCTGAAATGTATTGGTAGTAGTATTAATTGCATAGTAATATACATCAGCATCAATGCCTGAAGGTAGGGTTGTGCCGTTATCGCTGAAAATCAATAGTTGCCCATCTTTGAACCCATGACCAGTAATGGTTATTGTATCAGTAATAATGTCAACATTTGCAGGTGTAAATGGTGTCAAGGTAGTAGCCATACCTGCATAGCTAAGGCCTGCTCTAATAAAAGTACCAGTACCAGTATCTAAGAACGTAGGACCTAATGTCAGGGCAAACTCTGCGTTCTTAATGGTTACTTCTTCAATAGTTAATACTCGAGATACCGAACCTGCACCCCCATCACTTGTAATGTCAATATTGTTACCGATTCGATATGGGAAGGTATCAAAACCACCATTTTTTGAATAATAAATAGTTGATTCATTCAATCCTCCAGGTACAGATCCAACAGTAGCTTTAAACTTAACTCTCTGGTCTAAATCAAGAGAGGGTGTTATGTTAATTGTATCACCTGCTACATTAACATCAGTATTGTTAAAAGTTGTGTAATGATAATATGGCGTTGTTATTCGTGATAAGTTTCTTGCACTAAATACTATTTTCTCATCACCAGTAAGCCGAACATTCATTGTGTACTTCTGCTCACCTTCACCATTGATAGTAACTGTTTGAGGCACAGTTATGTTTGCATTAAGACTCTTGTGATCAAATTCGACTGATACGCCTTGAAGAGCAGGATAGTTTGTATTTTGAGTTTGATCAGTTATGACTGGTGTCCCAAGGTCAACAGTCGCAAAGGTACTTACCTCTAAATCTACTGTTGTAGTAGCACTTTGTGTTCCATTTAATGAGTAGTCAGCTCTTAATACATTTTGAGAATCTTCAAAGGCACTTAATTGTACAACATTCCACGCTCCATTCATCTGATAAATCAGAAGTTGAGGCGCACATACGAGTAGTAAAGCTTCAAAGACTGAGATCGCAGTATCATCTTCTTGCCCTAGCCTACCATAGTCTCTAAGCTGAATTGTATCGTGATAAATCTGATTAAGGAAGTCATCAGATAATGTAGTTCCTTGAGCCTGCCAACTTGTATATGTTTGAAGAACATTTCCAGTAAATCTTAATGATGACAATCCAATCTCACTTATTAGATCTGCAATAGTCTGTATAACTTTTTGCCTTGTATCATTAGGAGTATATTCTTGACTCTTAAGACATTCAAAATCCTTAAACTGAAGATGTGCAAGGTACTTTTCCTTTTCAGGAAAACTATTTACCCTTCCTGATTGATAACCTTGCCATAGTATATTACCAGTTGTTCCTTGTGCCCACTCTATATAAAATTCTTTTTTATTGGCAGTCTTGATGTCATCAATTAAGGCCTTAGTATCGGTATCGTGTCCCCAAAAATAAAAATCAAGGACACCCATCAGAATCTTGTTGTAGGTAGGGTTTAGGTAGCCATCTGAACTATCGCTTGTTATCTCTTGATGTCTGAATCGAAAGTTCCTAACCTTATTAAGAGTAAGCACCGATCCTGAGTAACCATCTTGATAGATACTTATGTAATCGGTTGTACCATTATGATTGTCACGAGAGTATCTTGCTCTTAATCCATAAGCCATTAGAATCCATACCTGCCTTTTTGAGTTAGAATGAATACTTCATCAGGTCCTATCCTTGAGGTAAAATTATCAAGGGCAGTTTCAAACGCTTTAACAGAACTACTACCATCTCCTCCTTGCAAGCTTCCTAGGTTCTGCATTGCAAGTATGTTATCATTAGGATGAAACTTAACAATCTTACCTTGATCAGTAATTAAGGCATCGTTTACATTAATTGCTTTTAAAAAACTACCGAACAATCCTCCTCCTTGACCTAGAAATCCTGAAGTCATCTCTCCACCAATCATTAATCCGCCACCTAGTAAAGTAGAGATAGCAAACTGTATTCCTTTACCTAATAGCAAACGACCTAATTCTGCTAATTGATCAACTAAAGACTTACCAGTCATAATTGCACGAGTAAACGCTTCTGCTATTGATTCGCCAAATGACTTGTATGCTCTCTCAATTAATTTGGTATCGTTAAGTATATCTCTGAAACCTTCACGTAATCTACCAAATAATCCGAGAGCCTCAACAATTCCTTCACTATCTACTACCTTTGCAGGCTCATCAGCTTCAGTATCAGTAGTAGGTTGCTCTGAGAGGCTTATATTTAACAACTCAGACAGTCCGAGCATCTCAAGCAACCCTGAACCAGCCTGACTTACATAATCGTTTAAGGACTTAAATTCGTGCGTATATTCTTTAGTCTCTTTTCTACTTTCATCTAAACTATCAGCCCATATCCTAAATGGATTAACTTTGTTTATATCCTCAAGGGCTTTTACAGTAGGACCTGCAAAGTCTGTACCTGCCATCTTCTCTGCAAGTTCTGCTTGTATTCCTAAAGTCTTGCCAAATTCTTCAGCAGTATCAGCCCAACCATCCATAAATGGCAACTTACCTAATCCTTCTGAAGCCTTCGCAACTATATCGGCTAATATGGTAAGTACCCTTGCTTTTAGAGTGTAAAATCCTGAACCTATTGAGTTGAAAAAATCCGAAAAATGTTTAGCTACAAATCTTGTCATCACAAGAAATAAATCGAGCAACAAGGAAAGAGGATTGATCTTTAGTAAAATCTGCCTCATTGATATAATAGTATTGTACCACCAAGCAGTATCACTCATTCTTTCTACTACTGCGTTCCAATTATCAAGCAAGTAATACAATACTCCTACAATAGCAACTACGCCTGCTATTATCGCAGTTACTGGGCCACCTAATAAGGCAATAGTACCTGCAACTATTCCTATCGCAGTACCTACCGCAATCAATGCAGGACCAAGACCTGCAAGTATAGCTAATAATTTCACTACTGCTTCCTTTTGCTCGTCAGTCGCTTGAGTAAATGCTCTTACTCTTGATGTTATACTATCTACTATTTCTTCAACTCTTTTAAGTATTCCAATATCAGCAAAGGCAATAAACATACCCTCAACTGCTGATCGAAGTTCAGTTAATGCACCTGCAAGCCCTTGCATTTGTCTGTCTGCAATCTTTTCGGCAGTACCTCCTGAGTCTTTTAATTCTTGCTCAAATTGTCGGAGTTTATCAGATCCTTGTTGTAGCAGAGATACCAAGCCAGGTCCTGCTCTTTGTCCAAACATATCGATAGCAGACTGAGTACCTCCTGCTTTTGCAGTTAAGTCATCAAGTATATCTGCCATTGGTCTCATTTGACCACTTGAATCTTTTAAACTAAATCCTAACTCTTTTGAAGCTTCTCCAAGCTGAACCATAATACCTCGTAAGCTTGTACCTGCTCGGCTTGCTTGAATACCTGCATCCGATAACATACCAATAATGGCTGAGGTCTCCTCAATTGAAACTCCAAATCCCGCGGCAACTGGCGCAACAAAACTCATCGCAGTACCTAACTGCATCAGATTTGTGTTAGAAGATGTAAATGTTTTAGCCATTACATCGACTACCCTTGCCATTTCCTCTGCATCTAAGTTGAAACCAGTAAGAATATTAGAAGCAATATCGGAAGCAGTTGCCAAATCCATTGCTCCTGCACTTGCAAGATTCAAAACTCCAGGCATAGCAGTCATTATCTGTTCGGTTTCAAAACCTGCCATAGCCAAGAAACTCATACCTTCCGCGGCTTGAGTTGCAGTAAATTTAGTTGTTGATCCTAATTGTTTTGCTTGATCTCTTAACGCTTCAAAATCTTGACCTACCGCACCAGTTACTGCACCGACTTGATTCATCGCTTTCTCAAAATCCATCGCAGTTTTGAGCATCGCAGTACCTGCTCCAGTAATCGGAACTGTTAAGGATCTTGTAAGAGTTTGTCCTGCTTGTTTTACCGAGCCTCCAAAATTCTTCAGCATCCCTGAGGCTTTGTTTAATCCTGCAGAGAGGCCTTTAAGATCTACACCAAGTTTTACATTAAATTCACCTAACATATTCCTCTCCTTTTCATTGATCGCTCAAAAATAGCTTTGACTTCCTGCTTGGATAACTTTTGCTTTTTTGTAATATCTGAATCAAGAGGAAACATTTTATTAGGAGTTAATTTTTTTCGGAATTTGCTATCTAATCCTGAATATACAGAAATCAAATAGGAATTGGTACGCATCAAGTTATACTCGTGAGTAATCTGCTCCTTGAATGCCCTCGTCATCAGATTGTAGTCATAGACCAAAGTTTGTCGAATATTGTGAGGCTTGAGTCCCATTCGGTAACCAAGCACAAGCATATCCTCAAAACTGCCTACTTCTTTTTCCTTTGCTGAGGGCTTGTCAGGTTTCCCACAGAATCCCTGACTATGTCAAACACTTCTTGTAGAAGCATAAAATCCATTGTGCCGATTGCTTCCTTCGGGACTTCTTTACCACCCGAAGCTGAGAGGGCTTGTATAAATAGCTTAATGTTAGCAACTTTGTCAAGTGCTTCGTCAATACTATTTAAGCCAACTCCTGCTTCTTCGGTAAAACGCTCTAAAGCGTTAAGGTCAAATCTGAAGGAATATGACTCGCCATCAATGGTAATAGTTTTTGTTCCTGCCATATTATGACATAATTACTTTGGTCAATGCACCAGTTCCAACAAATGATCCTGAAAGTGTTGCAGTATCTTCATTCGAGGCAACTACACTTACAGATGAAACTGAAGCACTACCTTGGTACGAGTAACCTTTTGTTCCACCTGCAAAACCTGCGTCAGGTTCAAACTCGATAGAAACAGTAGTTCTGTCAAGGATGTGATCAATTAGTACTTGAACTGATCCGCTAACTTCAAAATCGGCAAGCCCATCAAGATCAACAGAAAAAGATCGTTGTCCTTGTATGTGATTCGCCCAGCCACTTGATTGTTTTGATGAAGCATCAGGAAGATCCATTTCAACGTTCAAAGTAGCAGAAGTAGTTAACGCAAAAGCTGTACCATTGTCTTGTAAAAGTATAAGGGTTCCATTAATTGCGGCCATAATTCTCTTGTTTTGATTGAGGTTGTTTGAGTTAGTGTTACAAAATTACACAAATAAAATCAAACAAAAAAGGATTGGTGCTATCACGCCCCAATCCTTACAGAGGATTATTTTGAGTAAAGTTACTTTTCTTCAATGATGTGCCTAAATCTAATCTCACGAACAAAATATGTATAGGTAGAGGTTTTCTCCTTATAGGAAATGTCATTATCGACAACAGAAGTGATGACATTAAAGTCAGCAAGACTAAATGGTACTGGTCTAACTCTTATAATTTCCTTCACTTGATTCACTATACTATTAATTTTTGAGCGTGAACCACTGTCCAAACTGAATCTATCAACAACCGATAAACTAAAAGTTCCATCATCCATAAAACTCGTTTTGGTTGATCGATCAGTCAAAGTAGTTACATTGAATTGAATGTGAGGGTAAGTACCATTAGAAGGTACTTCGTCATAGACTGGAACTGGAGATCCTGATAGGGTTACATTATTATTCAGAAGTGAATAGTATGCAGTCTGCAATTGGGTTGTTACATCTTTAGCCATTTTGTACAAGTTTAATTTCAAAATCTATCGTCATAGGGAGCGTTTGACCGCCTTTACTTTTACCCATAAAAATTAGATCCGTTTCTTCTTGTATATTTATAGGAGCGACAAAATCAACCGAAGTCGTACCTTTTGCTGAATCAATATCTGTAATTACTCTAAGTGCATCAAATGGTGCAGTTGTATTCAAAACCCCATTCCTTTGCATGAATATTATTTCAGCCTCAAGTGTTGCTTGAACTGAATAAGCTATTCTATTTATTAAAGCAGTATAACCACTAGGAACAGTATAGCATCCTATTTGAGACTGTCCTTTAAAAATTCCATTGGCTTTTATAGCCGACCAAATATCACCTGCTCCG